GAATTCCTAAATGACTTTGCTGCTAGCCAAGTTTGCGCCACACTACAAAGCGCAATTTATACAACAGTAACCGCGAAACTTGTGCCAGGACCAGGCACAACTATTAGTGCTACTAATCCGCTATACACAGTAAGCGTTCTGATAAATAACCTAACCCCAATTTCAGGCGCCGCCGGGGAAATGAGTGCAAGCTCGTTGTCTCTGACTTGTAACAGCACAATTGTCCAAACAACTTCTGGAACTTGGTAAAAACTAAATAAAGAAAAGGGTGCACAATGGCAAAAGTTCGAGTAACAAAAACAGATGGCAAGGTAATAGAGGCAAGGATTACGCCATCTATTGAGTATGCGTTTGAAGTTTGGAAAGGAATGGGATTTACCAAAGCCTTCTCCGAAGAACAGAAGCAGACCGATGTCTTTTACCTTGCTTGGCAGGTTTGCCACCGAAACCCCGAATGGGGCAATGTCAAGATATTTGGCGCTGAGTTTATTAACGATCTTGAGAAAGTCGAGATAGTTGAGGATGACGCCCCAAACGCATAGAGCGCAACTCCGTAACTTACTTAATCGCAGCACTTGCGGTTGAAACTGGAATTGCGCCTAGCGAATTATTAGCACAAGAGCGACGAATGATAGATGCAATGTTGATGGTTTTAAGCGATAGAGCAAAGGCGGTGCGGCGTGGCCGTAAAGGTTGAAGGACTTATTGGAGTTCAAAAGGCCATGCGCAAATTGGCGCCAGACCTAGACAAAGAACTAACAAAAAACGTGCGATCCATTTTAAAA